AGATGGCAGAAGTCGAATACAAAGGGATTAAAAAAGGTGGCAGTAAACTGCTGTTGATCATCCCGCTGTTGGGGACCATAGGCGGTGGCCTGTGGGGCGGATTTGAACTCTGGCACAGATATCAGGCGATGGAGAAAAAGATTGATTCCTATACCGCGCCGGATTTATCTGAGTTCGACAAGAAATTGGCCGTGCTGTTAAAGCAGATGGTGGCGGTCAAGGAGTCGGTTTCAGCGGCCACCGACTACACCCGAGATATAAAAAATGGTCTCAAACAGGATATAATGCGCCTTGAAAAACAGGTTGACGCGGCAGAAAGGCGGGGTAAGGATACGTTTAAACTGGTCCGCGAAAGTGTAGATAAGAATGATTCCAAAGTCAGGAAGATGATTACGGACAGTTCTGCAAGGTTCGATACGCGAAGAGAAGCCCTGCGTGATGAGATGAGAGAACTGGACAAACGAGTGGATGGGAAAATCAAGAAAGCATTGGAAAATCCGTTAGCGGGTTTAAGGAAATAAGGAGAAAGAAAATTTTCGATTTAATTTCAACAGTTTTGACGGGCGGTATAACTGGAGTTGTGGGGTCTGTTATCGGAAAGGCGTTTTCGTTTCTTGATTCGTGGCAAGAAGAAAAGAAGGCGACCAATGAACATGGACGAACAATTGCGCTCCTTGAGTTACAGAATAAAATCGGCGCAGAGGAGAGCGAGCGGGAGATGGCAATCGCACAATCTAAGATTGACGCCGATTCCCGCATGGCGTCCTACAGCCACGACAGCATGGGTGGTACAAGTTCTATCTGGGTCATTGACTGTTTACGCATGGTGCGTCCTGTGCTTACATTTTCTCTCATTCTTTTAGTAGGAATTTTGTATTTTAAGGCTGTACCAGAGGGCAGGGCTACCATAGAAGCTTCTGTAATTTATCTTTGCTCGAGTAGTTGCCTTTGGTGGTTCGGAGATCGTGCAATGAGGAAGAAATAAAAGGAGATTACTATGACTTGGAAAACAATTAAATCGAATATCAAGTTTGTTATTAACAACAAGCCAATAGTGGCAGGGATTTTGCTGGGTACAGGCTTTATCGTTGGGTATTACGTTAAGCTATTGGCCTGTTCTTAATTCTCTGACGGGCTAGAACTGTCCCCAACCTTCTCTATTGTCAGCTTTTGACATGCGTAATGGGTCGCCCTGACGCCGCCGGGCCAATCGAAAAACCGGTTGCGCTTGAAAGCCCCGCCAACCGTCCGGCATTCCACCAAGCTGTCATAGGGATTTCCCTCGATGGGGACAATTTGCCAGCCGGTCTGAAGGACGAACATAAAAAGGACGAATTTTTCCACCACCTCATTTCCCTCTCTGGACGGCGAAACGGAAATCAGGGCAGGGAACCAGCGACCTTAATAAACTGGCGACCTACCCTGTTCCACTTCCCGGCTACTCCTGGGCAGAAGGGTCAGCCGGGTCATTTATTTCATTCGCCGTACCACTTCCTTGAAACACCCTATTTGAGCAATGGCCCAACCATGATCAAGAGTTAAAATCATTAGAACGAAAATTATTTTCATTTCCATCCTATGAACACCCCCCACAAAGTACAAGCTAGAATACCCCACACACCAATGCAGAGGATTACATGGTAATAATTCCAGCGGGTTTTGTATTTTTGTTCACTGTCTATAAAGTGTTTCAGTAGATCGACAGTGGTAACTTTTTTGTCGTGGACGATATTCTCTTCCATTATGTTCAGTCCGCTTTCGATCCATTTATTTAACATCGAATAAGTGTTTTAACCATTCCGGTATCTTCTCAAACCATCTGTTATAAGAGTAACGACCTTCAGCCGCGTCCACTCCGACATGACGGTAGAGATCGCGTCCTGCCAGATAGAGACGGCGGTTTGTTTTATAACGTGGAAAGCCGCCGGGGAAATTTTCCTTATCGTATTGAGCATTTGCTTCGCACCACTCCTCCACCAGTTTAAACAGTTTATCATCACTCATCTGCTATACGCATCCCAGGCGTATTCTTCCATGTCGGTGGTAATGCGGACGAAAGAAGTCAATACGGTAAACTTATCAGTTTCATTTTTTATATAAAGTCCATCAGGATCAAAAGGCAAATCGGTCAACTCACCATTGATATCCTTGAGAAAACAGTCGTTGATTTCAATATCCGGTCCCTCTGCCGGATCACCGGGATGGTTCAGGTCGGGGCGGCGTTCCGGTTTGCCAGGGGCAACAGTCGCATTAACCTCAATAATATTACCGCCGGGGAGTTCGTAATCGAACTGGACGGGGTTATTCATATTCTTTATCCCATATCATTGCGATGGTCCGCGAATAGCCAGCAATATCCACCACGTTATCTATGTTCGCGGGCGTGGGGTCTTGACACAGGCGTACCAGTTTGACGCAAATCATTTCCAAGGCGTGTCTGACGCGGGGGTCTGGACACTCGACCACCATAAGCTGAAGGACCGCGATTTGATCGAAGGTTTCATGGGGATGCCCATAAGCCTCGCCGCGCTCCTGGGTAATCGTCGCCAGTGCCTTGTCGAACTGGTCTGTGAATTTACTCATTGAGCGCAATCCAGGCTTTCACGGGGTTCATTCCGTGGTGCAGCAACCAATTAAAGGCTTCTTGATATGTGGCCTCACCACCGGCGATGCGCTCTTTCCAAATTTCAACGTAATTCATTTCCAAATCCTGTTCCAATGTTATTGACATCATGTTGGTTATATCATACATAAAAGAATGTCAACAGGAGATGTAATATGAGTGCAAAAGGAGACGCTTACAGTGAGTTGGCGCGTGTCATAAAGGAGTTTGACCTTGCACCGTCAACCGTAGGCCGTGAGATCGCGAGTGACCCAGGCTTTGTGAGTAGGTTGGCTGACCCCCACACAGACATTCAAACGAAGACCCTTGACAATGTATGGCGGTTCATATTAAAGAAGAGGGGTCAATTGGATTTGGATTTGGATTTGGATTTGGATTTGGAAAAGGAATAGGAAATGAAACATCTACCGTATGGCGGTTCATCTGCCCGCCGAGACATTTTTTGCCCCGGCAATAAAAAGAAATCAGAAAATCTCCCCTCGCGCCCCGCTGGACCGGCGGCTATCGAAGGCTCCATGCACCACAAAGTGATGGAGCGTTGCTTTCGTGATGAAGTCACACCGGAACAGTGTGTCGGCCTATTATATAAAGAGCCGGGTACGGACATCACCCGCGAATTTACAGAAGATGACCTAACCCTTTCGGAAATCTGTTTAAATGCCACCAACACTTTACTAGATGAACTCGACATTGACGAAATGATGGTCGAGCCGTTTGTCCAGCTTATCCCCGGTGTGGCTGGTGGGTCCATCGACTTGCTGGGCCTGTCCGCTGACCGCAAAACCATCCTCGACATCGACTACAAGTTCGGCTCCGTCAAGGTGCCGGTCAAGGAAAGCGCACAGCACGGGCAATACTGCATCAGTTCACGGGTTGACCCAGCCACCAAGGATATGTGGTCGAACGTTGAGCGGGTTATCTTTGCCATCGTGCAGCCCCGTGTAAAGGATGTGGTCTTTCAGTGGGAGACGGACACCAAGTGGCTCGACAAATTTGAGAAAACCTACCGCAAGGCCATGACCCTCACCACCATCAACCCCGGCACTCACTGTAAATATTGCCCAGCAGAACCGTACTGCGAAGAGAGACGCCGATATGTTGCCGCCGCGAATCTACTGGGCGCACGGGACCAAACCGAACTGACCACCGCCGCTGGCATGGTCATCGAAATCGAGGATTGGGTGAAATCCATCAAGGAAGAACTGTACCTTCAGATGGTGCGGGGCGTCCCTGTGCCGGGTTGGAAGATCGTGAACAAACGATGCACCCGCAAGTGGGTGGACGAAGACAAAGCGGCAAAGGGTATCAAGTTGCCAAAAAAGGATATGTTTAAGACCACCATGCTGACGCCAGCCGCTATGGAGAAGGTGGTCAAAAAGAACAAGGTCAAGATTGACCTTGATGAGTTCATTATCTCCGTAAGCCCCGGCACGACAATAGCCACAGAAGATGACAGCCGTGAAGCGGTCATCGTGTCTGACGTTCAGGGCGAACTGAAAGAGATGATGAAGTAGCGCGGTATCCTAACCGCGAATTTTGGAACTGGATTTGGAGAATAAAGCTATGACTACAAACTTCCCTACCGTTATGAACCCCACAGACCTGTCAACGGCACTGGCTCAGAGCCAAGTGCAAGAAACCACCGGGCTGGTCGGGGCCAGTTTTCTGAAAATCGACTTTGAAACTGGCGAATGGCTCTTGGGCCAGGACGCAGAAATAGTCAGCAACGAATTAGTGCTTGTGAATACGCCAACCATTCAGCACGGGTGGATTTTATGGTCCGGTGGACGCCCGAATAAGTCGTTCGTTGGCTTTACCCAGCCGCTACCACAGGCAATGGAACCAATCGGTGACGATTTCCCGTCTGAAGCGCGTTCCTTCCAGGGCGCGTTGATTGACGACCAAACGCAACTCGCGTATGACACAAACAGTTACGGAGGCAGAAAGGGAATTGACGTATTGCTTGGAAAAATCAAAGCCCATTCGGCTGAAGGGTCGAAGTTCCTCTTTCCCAAAGTCAAGCTGGCATCCGAAAGCTACGCAAACAAGAAACGCGGCGGCAAGCTGACGTACAACCCTGTCTTTGAGATAATCGCTTGGTGCGATAACGACGGGAATGAGGAAGGTGAGGCCCCGGCGCAAGTCGAAGGGCCGTCCGACGAGGCGAAAGCTGAAACGGAAGCCCCCACCGAAGAACTAAAAAAGCGCCAACGGCGCAAAAAGAAAAACGCAGCGTAGCTACTGGCCGTATCAGCGCCGCGTTTTAGCGGGGCGGGTCTTATTTCCTTTCAGCCCGCCCCGCGTTTTTCGGGGAATCCCATGCTCTACTTAGACCTTGAAACCAGATCAGATGTTGACCTGATATTCCACGGGCTTCGCCGCTATGCGGAACACCCCAGCACCGAAGTTATATGCATGGCGTATGCCTTCGATGACGGGCCGATTGAGTTTTGGTGGGGTACTGAACCGTTCCCGCAAGAAGTTATAGATTACATAAATTCCGGTAGCCCCATCACGGCGCACAACGCCGCATTTGAAAAAGCTATTTTCGATGAGGTGCTTTCCCGATGAAGATTAAACCGCCCAACAACGAACAATGGCGTTGTTCTATGGCGATGGGCCTCACGAACGGTTTTGCGGGCGGTCTGGACGCCCTGGCTGTCGGCTTGGGGCTTCCCTACCGAAAACACACGGAGGGCGCACGGCTCATCAGAGAGTATTGTGCGTCGGGTCACTTGAAGACGTTTAAACCGGGTGACGCGGAGAAAATGAAGCAATACAACATTGAC